TCTCCACTTGCGAGCGTTACCTCTTCTCCGGACGTATCGTAATCCGGGTGACTGCTATGAACACTTGCGCCATTTAACCAGACAGAAAGGTTACTGATATTTCCATAAGTCCATGTTCTATAAGCTCCATCGCGGTCGATAGTAGCCCGCCACCTTACTTTCGAAGAGTTATTAGTAATGTCCTGACTAACTTGTTCGACGTAAAGGTTCAAATGCAATGGGCCACTAGAATTGATAAATTTAGTCATTTTCCTCTTTTTAACCTCATACATATCGAATAACATTCACATCTTTGTCAAGATAATACTGTTCTGTTCTAAAGCGTCCGATTTGAACTGACGCGGTGAAAATACCGTTGTCGATATGAATCACACCTTGCGAAATATACATTACTTCCTTACCTGCAGAAAACATAGAAATCCTATCATGACTGACTTTGATTGATGAACTAGCATCGTTCTTTCCAATGATGAGACCCTCATTTGAAGCACTCATATAGGTATCGATGAACTTTTTCATCTCTTTCAAGCCACCAAATTCTATTGATAAAAACTCAATTCTTCTGCCCGCTTCGATTAAATCAGATTCAGATTTTTTTTGGCTTTCTGCATTTGATTTTACAAAAGCATTATAGGCTTTTTCTAAATCACTGAACTGATCCATTGTCGCTTTAGCTTTTAATTCTACATCATGAAGTTGAGCTTTTTCAGCTAGAGCATTTAATTGCTCTTGAGTCAGTGATTGGTCAGCCTTGGAGTTGATGTCATTCTGGATATCTTCAGTAGCTTCTGAAAAGTCTGTAGAGACTGTTCCTACCTCTACTTTTGGAAAGGCAATCCAAACAGTAGCAGCGGTAAATATGTGTAAAATCAGCTCATTAGTTGCATTTGAGTTTTCTTTTTTCGTTAACTCAATGTCATAAAATTTCCAATCGGTGGTCAACGAGACACCTTCCACGGCGTTCCGATATCCTGCCCTAGCTTGAAAATTCGTATTATTGACAGTAGATTTTGCCCAAAAACTAAACCTAACAGCTTTATTTTTCATCTCGTCAACGGTGCCCAAACGTGTATCCCCACCGGTTCTAAACGTAACTTTTTGATTAGTCGCCTTACCGTTATAAGTAGATACAATTTTTAAAGTATTAGCTCCTCTGAATTTGATATTAGTATCTATGCTCAAAGTGAGCTGTCCTTGCGTTTGCTCCTGACTATCATCTAAAAAGTAAGTTGAGTATCGTTCTCTTAGACTACGTTTGAATAGTGAATTAAGAAAGAGATTTCTTCCACCAATCTCTACATTCTCAAAGAGAGCGGTCCACTTATACTGTGCAGGATTCTGACTGTCTGCCTCAGTGAAATCAGTGTAAGTACCTAAATAGCGCTTATTTGTGCTATCTGTTGTACTAAAACCATCACGACCGTCAGCAGAATTAGCCCAAGCTCTATGCAAGTATGGAGTGCGTCCGTCAGCTCCAGTTTTTCCTGGGATACCTTGGTCGCCTTTCGGGCCTTGCAAACCTTGGACACCAGGTACCCCCTGTTGCCCACGTTCCCCTTGAGGTCCAGGAGTCAGTTCAATTTTTTTTAGATCTTCTTTCGTCGCTACATCTTGAGCATTGATAGTGAGCTTATCAATGTTCATCACAACTTTGCCGTCACGTACGGAAACAATCTCTTGCAAACCATTCATGATTCGCAAACGTGCTAAATCCAGATCTCCAGCAGTTATATTTTTGGCATTTAACGTAATGTAATTACCAATTGCTGCAGAAACTTTTTTTGCTAGTAATTCATCAGTGGTTATTGTATTGACAATTTCTCCGACATTAGCGCTGTCTGCCTTTTTAACCCATGAACCTTCTACACGTTCCCACATTTCAACATAGCCACCATTAGGTTTAAACCATATATCTCCATTTTTGGGGTTAGTAGGGCTTGATGTATCAAGATACATACTACCTTGTTTAGTGATAAGTTCGTCTAAATACTCTATTTGACGTTGTATGGCTCCTTTATATTTATAAGTACCTTGTGCAACTCCAGCAGCATTTCCACTACTATGGGCAGATAAACCACCATCAAACGAAAGTTTGTAGGACAGCATTGGAATGTTGAAATAGATATTTTCATCCCAGTGTACTGTAACCCAGTCACCAGCTTCCATAGCCATATCACCACGCCAGGACAATGTATATGGATAAAAGTTAAAATCACGGTATTCATTGAAGACACGATCCAGAATTTCTTGTGTAACCCATGGATTTTTTAACTTCATGATATTACCTGTGGACAATCCTGATTTATACACAACCTTATCAGCAGACTTACACTCAATACCTTTCAACCTGTAAGGTATCTCGTCACGTTCTAATCCACCTGGCTTATACATATCTTTTGTGATAAGTCTTGATGTTGTCTTTAACTTGATAAAATCAAGCTTCCCATTACGATTAAATCTGACGAAGCTTCCTGATAATTGCGCTAAATAAACTAACGCCTCACGATAACTTGTTTTTTCTAGTTTCTTCGCAACTTGATCATTTACTAATTGGATATTAGTATCTGTCGTGATACCTGTCAATCTCACGATTTCTGATAAAATATCCCTTGTATAAGCTGGATAAGTAAGCTGACTATCATAAGCACCAGACAATCTAACAAACTCGTCCTGTAGCTTAATTTTGGTCTTTTTATCATTACGATCTAGCTTGACCTCGGTAACAAAAAACTTGCCAAGTGGGACGGTTTTACCCGCAATTGCTACCGACATTGTTGCCGGCATCATTTCTTGCAGACCTTCAATAATCTCTTTAATTTCAATTTCTAGACTATTGATGTACCCACCACCAATTGTAAAATCATTACTATTACCGATGGAACTGTCGTAAGTAGCTGATGCAATTTTGGTTTTTGTGTATCTCTTACCATTTAAGTCAAAGTTAGCCTCAAACACGCGCAGATGATTCTCTATTGCTTTGATATAATCTGATGTTACTTCTAGCATAATTCCTCCTACTGCTCGATAATAGATACAGATAAGCCGTTGTAATAAGTCACACCGTCACTCAGACGTCCCATTACTGTCTCTGTGATAGTTCCACGGTAACCAGTGATAGATTGTCCTAAAATGTTTGCAGTAAAAAATCCGGCTACCAATTTAGACTTGATAAGATTTCTTTCTGCTTCTGTGATAATCCCCCATTTGATGGAGAATGTACGTTTTTCTGCAATGACGTCACCCGTCATCAATCCACTAGCACTACGACCCGTAGAAGATGACCAGATAATCTCATTATTGATGCTGATTTCAACTGGAGAAGCAAGAGCTACTCCACCTACTGATATTTCACTCATGCATACCTCCTAAATCATGAGGGGGGATTCCCCTGTTTTAATTGCAATTTCATTGATTTTATCTACAATCTTCTTGGTGATTTTATCACCATCAATTGTCAAATCAAGAGCACGAACCGCTTGTAACAACTGTGTCAGTAAGGCTAGAACTTCTGGTCCACCGCCATTATTTGACAATTCCGCTGCACGACGTGCCATTTCAAGCATTTTATTTTCCGGAGCAACAATCTCACCGTAATGCTTGTTGTCACCAATCATGGCAATTTGTGGTGTATTGGCCTTAACAAAGCCACCTTGAGCAAGTCGAGGTAGTCCAATGTAACTAAATCCACCGATATTTACACCAGGTAATTTATTAATCACGCTAATAGCGCCATTGAGTAAGCTGATACCACTATTGATTGTGCTTTCTACCGTGCCAAGTACCCCGTTAATAACGCTACGTACAGCACCGCCAATGGCGCTTCCAACCATGGTTCCAACATGAGTAAACGTTGAGCGTATTTGCCCCCAAAGTCCGCTAAAGAACCCGATAATGCCCGAAAATGCATTCTTGACATTGTTATATGCTTCGCGGAATTTTGAAGAAAACCACCCTGGTATGCTAGCAAGAGCAGATTGAATATTACTCCACTTCCCTGCAAACCAACTTGCAATAGGATTGAAGATACCTGTTAAACCTGCCCACGCGCTACGGAATTTGTCTTTGAACCAATCAGGAATAGAAGCAAGATTGCTTTTTAACTCATTGTAGCGTTGAGAAAACCAGGAACCAATACCGGTAAAGATAGCAACAATGGCATCCCAAGCTTGTTTAAACTTATCCTTGAACCATTGAACAACAGGTGCAAAAATGGTCTTAACAGATTCCCACCAACGGGTGAACTCTGCAATCATCGAATCAATGTCAATTCCAAGCGCGGCCAAGAGAGATTTGATAATACCGGAAAATAGATTTTTAATTCCGTTCCAAGCTAAATCCCAATCACCTGTAAAAACACCCGTTACAAAATCAATCAAACCAGATAGAGCTTGAGCAAGACCACTGATAATATCAGAGAGTGCCGCAATAGCATTGATCAACGTTGTACCGACAACTTCTACTAATCCACTAAGAATCTCCATGAATTTTTCGACATCTACATTCGAAACAAAGTCTTCCCAAGCAGCTTTGAAAAAATCAAAAAAACTACCTAAAAGCATAGAGAGACTATCGATAGCTGGTTTTACATGAGCGTCATAAACTTCCGAAAACTTTTCGCCTAATTTTGATAGAACTGGATTGAGGTAAGTATTCCACCCATCCAAAAAGCTTTTCATCAACTGACCAAAACCACTTGTCAAAGAGTCAATAAATGGTTTTGCTTTGTCATCGTACACACGTTTCAACGCATCACCAACATCATTTACCAGTGATTCTAAACTTTCAAAAACAGGAGCAATGCCATCTAATAATCCTGTCCAAGCTTTTACTAACTGTGGAACATTCGGGACTATTGCTTTTTCAATTCCTTTAGCAAAATCTCCTGCTATCTTACTGCCTAATTCGATTACTGTACTACCAGCACTTAAAAACGCAGATACAATGGCACTACCTATACGAACCGCACCAGAAGATGTGATGACATCGTAAAAACCATTTGAGAAAGCTTGAACGATATTACCAACAACCTCAGCTACGTTTCCTATGTTGGTAAATAGAGACACAAGAGCACTCTTAATACGCTCTTTTTGGCGCTCTAAGCCGTTAGCTATGCTTTCGGCTATAAAGACTCCTATCCCGAGAGCGATAGTCCCTATCGAGCCAACAAACTGCCCTAGAGCATAAGCTATCTTATCAAGCATGGTTTGGAATGAAGCCACAACTTTTGGATCTGTAAATATCTCTTGTAGTAATTCACCGATTCGTTTTAAAGCACTCTGAAGGCGTTCAACACCATCGAATCTAAATGAAGCGTTGAAACCATTCTGGAACAATTTGACGAGTTCAAGCAATCGTTTAAACAATCCATCAAACAGACCGTCTAATTGATTCCCACCTTCTGCAATTTTCCCCATATCGACTTCAGCGCCTTTAGGTGTTCCACCACCTCCGCCGCCTGAACCACCAGGACTGCCTCCGGAATCTCCACCACCATCTCCGCTATCGGATGAGTCAGATAGTTTATTGATTTGGTCAAATCCCATGAGAGATTTCATTTCTTGGGCAGCTTTCTTGGCTGCTTTACCAGCCCCATCCGCAGCCTTTCCGGCTCCTTTAGCGGCTTTTCCTAAGTTGCCAGCTCCTCCTGCTGCACCATCAGAAGCCTCTCCTAAATTACCAATCGCATCGGCAGTTTCTTGAATACCGGAGCCTTTCATAGACTTCTTGCCCGTAAATAGCTCCGTCAATGCTTTAAAAGCATTACCTACTGTCAGCAATTTGCCGAGCAAAAAGTTAATGACTTTGATAACTGGTGTAAAAATGTTAATCAAGCCAACTCCAACGCTTGCCATAAAGCTTTCGAACTGTAGCTTCATAATCCTAACTTGGTTAGCCCAACTATCCGATGTCCTAGCAAAGTCGCCACTAGCTAATGAAAGCTTGTCTGTTACAAATGCGAACCGCAAAGCAACTTTTTCAGCCTCAGACATTTCTTGTGTCGTCTTTCCAAATCCGTTAGCCATTGCGTAGGCATCAAGTGCTGATTGAGTCATGACAACACCTAGATCTTTAAGTGTCTCTGTTTCACCAGTAAAGACTGATTTTAGCTTTGTGTAGGCTTCATCTTGACTAATATTATAAAAAGATGCTACATCGCCCGCTAAACTAGTTAAGGCTGTCGACATCTCGTAAGCTTTCTGTTCGTTAAAACCAAAAGCTTTAGTCATCGCACCGAATGTACCGGTGTATCGTTTTGCCATGGTCTCTGATAGCCCAGAGGTATACATAGCTTGCTTTGCAAAGTCATCAACTTGCTTGCTCATGCGTGGGAAAGCAACGTCAACAACGTTTTGTACTTCGTTGAGATCTGAGCCGAGCTTGATAGCTTGAGCTCCGAAATCAACAAGTTTCTTGATTGCAAATGCTCCTGCAAGCATCTTGGCAGCTTTCGTCGCCATTCCTTGCAAGCCACTCATCTGCCCTTTAAATTGTTTGTCATTGACGACAAGGTCAAGACCAATCTGGCCAACTGTTTGTGCCAATAGCTATCACCTCCTACTTAGCCATCTCAACAAAGGCTTGTTTTAATTCTTCAAGAACTTGAGTCAAATCTTGTTCTGTTTTCTCTTTGGCAAGTTTCAATCTCCATTCGTTGCGAATACGGTGCTGTCCTTCTGAAAATACCTCTAGCATTTTAGGGTCATCTTCGCTTCGAATTTGTACGATTCGACCAAGCGGTGTTTCTCCGGACAAACCAGCTAAGAGAGCCTTGAACTCTTTCCACTTCATATTCTTAAATTCATTAGAGTATACAGATAAGCCATACTGTGTCCTAAGAGAACTGACGATTAAATCGAAATCCTCAAATAGGTCATAGTATGGCTCACTGTTCTCCCACTTCTTCTTCTCCCATGACCAATGTCATCGCTGCTTCAATAACTTTAGTTAAATCAGAAAAATTCAAGCGCATTTCATTAAGTGTTTTGCGACTATTCTCAGGGAAGATTAGCTCAAACATTTCCATCATTTTTTTGGCAGATGGAGTTCCTTCTTCATCACCGATAGTCTGCATCAGAGTCAGTACAGTTGTTGCATCTGTATTGACTTCAATTTCAGCATCTTTAATTTTCAATTTTGGATTTTCTTCAAAATTGAGTTTTTCTGTGATATCAATTACTTTTGACATTATTCGGTTTCCTTTTCTTCAAATAAAATGTTGATCAGTACTTGACCAGTTCGATTTTCTTTGCTTGCCATAGCTTCGATTCGCTCTTTGGATTTACCGCTTAAATCAACGGTATCTCCAGCCTTGTATTCAATACCTGTATCGGTATCAATAAAAGCCATGGTTGCTATTGCGTTGGTTTCTTCAGCTTCAGCCATATTTCCTCCTTAAAATAAAAAGAGGGTCGAAACCCTCTAAATTAACCTGCTGGCACCACTTCCGGTTTACCATTTGACATGACATCAAATGATAATGGTGCAACACCAGTTGAATCCCCTGAAATAAAGTCCTTAAGATTGATAACCGCGTCTTTAAATTTGATTTTAGTTCCATCTGGGAAAGTCCATTGGAAGTCCGCTTCAGAATCGCGACCATTTTTAAACGCAAGACCTGCGATGTAGTCGTTACCGGCATCACCTACGTTTCGTTTACCAGAAACAGAAATTGTAACTGACTTCGCAGTCATCAAACGACGTGTCCAACCTTTTTGGTCAAATGGTTTCCATTCTTCAACACCATTGTCAAATGATACTGAGAATGATTCCATGTCTGCAATATCAACAAGTGATTCAACTCCTGCAGTTCCTTTATTTACTTGGAACTGGTTTTCATATACGGGGAATACCCCAGTTTTCTGAGCCATTAGTTGCCCTCTCTTTCGTAATATAAATCAAGCTCGATAACACGCTCATACACGTTATTATCATCTGTTCCTACGTCCACAGGCTCGTTCTGTAATAAGGCAATCATCTTAATAGGTGTTCCACCGATAACAACCGATTCAGCCTCAAATAGACGATTGTAGAGGTACTGAGCACGCTTCTCAGTCTCATTCGCATTCTTGTTCCAGTGAATTAAGATGCTGATTGATTTGACATCATAGCTTGTCAGTGATCTGCCTCCGATTGCTACCCGAGGACCATCGATTGTCTTTCGTTGGTAAATGCCTATACTATTTTCTTGCTTATTATCGATCTTGCCAATGTAGTAGTTGTTAGCTGCATTAAATGTTTTAATCCAGTCACGGACTTCAGCTAGTGTAATCATGCTTAAACCCCCGTGATTTGTTTGTATAGTCGCCCGTAGGCTTGTTTTATTTTGTGTGACTTCTTGCCACCATCAGCCCAATCCTCAAACCACTTTCCTTTTGCATGAGGATTTTCTTTCGTCTGGAATTGATATTCAGGATGAAAGTACAATCGTCTTGCGTAAGGAGTGGAATGTACCAGGCTTACTACACCTTGGGATGAACGTGAGTAGTCTGGAGCCATTGCTTCGCCTTGCAACACACCTTTATCAAAAGGCACTACCTGCGCCTGCACAACTTCCGTATGCAGGTATTCAGCAGTCTGTTCCAGTGCTATGATTTGAGCCCTTTCCAGTTTACGGATAGTGCCAAAATCTAGCTTTACTGTAGAATTCACAAACATAGCATCACTCCAATCCGATGTAGGTATAGTTGACAGTCCCATCTGGATTTCTAGCTTTCCGGCTATCCACAATCCTCCTGACAATACCAAATACAATTGCAGTCCCACCGCTCAATGTAGGCAAATACGGTGCAATATCACCAACGAAATAAGCTGACCCAGTAATTTGGACCAGCTTCTTCTGTTCGGTTAGGACTGTTTTGGCACCGTCCTGATAATTGCATTTTAGATTTTCTCTAAACGCCTCCAAAGGTTCGCCATCTTCAGAAACTCCCTCTTGGTTGACTGTGACTGTGATTGGCGTCTGACAAAATTGAGGTAAGACAAGTTGTGGAAATTTCATCAAATAACCCTCCTCGTCAATCCTGTTTGCTTCAAAAGTTCATAGGTTTTGCGATAAATAACAATACCTTGTTCGGTGGCAATGTTCCAATTTGATCCTAATTGCATTGACACACCATTAATACTGTAGTTTGAAACTGTAGTAGCTATCAAATCAGCATTAACCTCTTCAAAGTCAACAATCTGACAACAAGCCTTTCGGATAACTTCCTGCTGAAATGGCGTCAGATTGTCGAATCTAATGCCACGGATTCGGTTGAACGTAAGTATATCAATCTTGTCAGAAGCTGATTTAAGTTTGCTAGCCAGAACTTCTGAATCAGCAGAAATCACACCAACAAACGTCTTTTTGTAATAATCTGGACTAGCATACATGACTGTTACTCCTTAGCTCCTTTGAGCTTCTTGATTTCATCCTTAGCATCTTTCAAGTCAGCTAAAACTTTTTCGTACTCCTCTTTTGAAACCTTGTCGACAGATTCACCATATTTTAATTCACCATCTTCGTAGATTTCAAAGCCACGACCAACAAAATCATTGATCGCTGACTCATCGATATCATAGACGCGAGCGCCTTTAATTGCTTTTAATACCATATGCTACACCATCCTTTCTTACGCTGTCGCGTTGATAAAGATACCAGCTGCTTTGTTCTTGATCAAGAATGCATCCATGTAGAAGCGAGATTGGAGCAAATAGTTGTCAGCTGTACGTGAGTCATGACCTGGTGTAAATACTTTGATGTAAGAGTATTTTTCACGAGCAACTTCACAAGATGGGTGGATTAATATGAAGTTCATTTGTTTCGCTTCATCTGTTGCGACACAGCCATTTGTAAAGTTGTATTGTGATTTCATGCGAGCTGATTGCACTTGTTTGATTTTAACGTCATCAAGGCTATAGATAGAGCGTTTGACGTCGCCATTTGAACCATTCACTCCTAGCACACGTTGGATGTCTTTAGCCTGTTTGAAGAGCTTGTTGACAGCTGGAGTGACGTACAAAATGCGACCTTCAGACGGAACACCTGCTTCGTCCATTTTTTCCATGGCGTCATCAAATTTTTGCAAGATATTTTCTGCAGTCAATGTTGTAGTGTCGATAGTAGCACCGTTAGCAGTATACTTGCCTGCTTCTGTGTAGAGTTTTGAGAACACGTAGCAATCTTTTTCAGGAATACCTTGTTCAGTTTCCAGAGTATTTTGGACATTGGCAATAGAGACGACAAGGTTTGTTTCATCAACATCCATAGGATCGATTGCAAATTCGATGTCGCGATCATGTTCGAGTTTCTTTGGTTCCCAATCGTTTGAGATTGTTCCAGAATTAAAACCGATAGTTTGACGATTGTGGTCTTTGTAACCAGATACTGTGATGTTCGGCAACTTGATTGTTTGAGCGTTGATAAATTTCACTTGTGGATTTGAGTTAAACAAATCTACAGACGCAAGTTCTTTTGCATATTTTTGATGCAAAGCTTGTTCAAATTGTTCTGCGTAGTTATAAACTGTCATAATTTAATTCTCCTTTTTCTTAAAGACCAAACGCTGCAGCAATGGCATCAGTTTGGTTAGTTTGTTGTGTTTTACCGGTAGATCCGATTTGTTGAAACCCAGTTGATTCTTCTTTATTTGGCTTCAGTGCAGGAACGTCTTCCAAAACTTTTGCGACAATAGCTTTGAAATCTTCTGGTTTCGATTCAAGTGTGAGAGTTGATGTATCAGCCAATTTCATCACATAAGGTAGTACACCAACAGGTAATCCTTCCTCGATTGCTGCTAATTGTAGATTTCGCTCTAAATTAGCTTGCAATGCACTTGCTTGTGCCTGTGTTAACTGTTGCTGTAGTGATGTGACGTCTGGTGTTGCATCAGCTTTCTGCGACTTAAAAGCAGTAATAGCTTGAGCCATTTCTTCACCACTCAATCCTTGCTGCTTAAAGTAATTTTTTAGCACGGTGTCTTCAGCAACCTTTTGCTTGCCTTCGACAATGCTAGCGATTTTGTCATAGTCAATCTCAGGAGTGCTAGCTGGTTGAGTTTGGCTTGACGTGTCTTGTCCACCTGCAGAGCCAGTTCCTGTATCTGCATTATGGAAAAATAGTTTGCGTTTGAACATAGCGTTCTCCTTTCAGTTTTAAGGGTGTCTCCCTATTTCAGTTATTGTCACTGGTGTCTCCACGTAGTTTTTAGTCTTCGGACAAAAAGAAAACCGTATGGAATCCCGTACGGTTAGGTTTTATAGTTTAATTTCTTCAATTTTCGCACGTTGCTCTAGAGTAGAAAGATAATCCCACATAACTGAACGCTGACGTTTTAACAAATCAATAGGACATTTAGGTTCAAACTCTAACTGTCCTTTCTCGTATTTGCCAATCATCATATCCAACTTTTGGAATCGTTCTTTCAATTCATAGTATTCTTTTTTAAATCTTACTTTCCAATCTTCCATATCTTTATTCCTTTCAAACATAAGAAAACCGCCTCGATTTCGATGCGGTTTATAGCAATTTACAGTAATTTATAGCAGTCTATTCCTGCAAGTCAAGATGTCGGATCACCTCCTAATCTTTAATGGCACGATTTGAAATCTTGGCGTAAACATCCACATAAGTCTCTTTCTTGTCTCCGTTATGCGTGATTTCTGCATAATTTCCACAAGGCTCACTTGATGTAATTGTGTTCGTACTAACAAGAGCTTTCCAATTTTGCAGGGTCTTGCTAAACCAAACTACAAAGCAGTCTTCTACTTTGATTTCACGATCTGATAAGCGCGAAAATTCTTGTGATGCCAATTGTTTTGCTTTTTCTAACATTTCATTCCTCCGTTTTTTCATATGTTTGTGCAAAAATATCAGGCTTGCATGGATAAAATTCACCTTGCACGCCTTTGATGATGTAGTCACCTTCTGTTGCAATCATCAATCCTTCAAGTGTTTCTATCTTTAAAACCGGATTATCCAAATCAGCATAATCTACACGAATTGGATCCAATCCTAACTCTGACAATTTCAAAATTGATTCTTCCGTATCTACGAACCGAACCGCCTCAATGACTACTGGTTTCTTTCTGTATTTCATTTTTTCAATCCTTTTCTGAGTACAAAAAAAGCACCTTATAGGCGCTCTGTGATATTAACAATCGTAAAATACATGCTTCTCACGTTGCAGTCTACGTCTTTTCTCATCTGAATCATAGCCGTACTCATCTGCAAAATAATCGTATTGATCTTTGATACATTTGTCTAGTTTCGCTTCAAAGATATCACTCTCTTCTTGTGGTCCATAGATAGCCGCTACAGGAAAAATCGGGGCTACTAAACGATATCCAAAGATTTCGCTGAATGTATCTGCTTTTTCTGCTACACGTTGATAGCTTTCGATAATCCGCATGACTACCTCTCCTTTAGTTTATTTATAACATAATTATAACTCTCAGGAAAAGTTTTTTCAAGTATTTCTCTGCGTTCATCATCAAATTGTGCCTCAAACACATGCGCAAAAAACTCACTCTCTATATTTCCTTTTTTCTCCCAGTAAACGAGCGAGTGCGAATACTTACCTTGTATTCTACCTTCACTCAACGCTCCTAATATATCAGATGCCGAAGAGGCTTTATCGTTGATATGGATTGCTTCGAAAATAGCATCATCAGATAAATTGATAAAGTCTTTACGCAGCAGTTGAAGGATTTTTTTATCCTTTGTGAATTCCCAACCTAGTTTCTCATCTATTTGATGACCAAATTCATGGAAATAACCAGCACCAGGTCCGCGAGGGTCGTCTACGTCCTTATACATGTTCAGGAAGAGTTTTCCAGATTCATATCTCACAACTCCTGTTTCTGCAATAGTTGCAATCGCCGACTGGTCGGCTAGTCTTGCAAACAAGTCTTGCCCAAGCTCTGTACCTCCCTTGAATTTTTTTCGAGTCGCATCGATATACATGTGTCGTGTCTCTGCAGCAATCTTCTTCGAAGCTACGCCACTAGTATCTCTAGGCAATCTCTGACGATTGATGAATTTCTTGTAATCACTATCACTTTCGAGTGAAAGCTCTTGGTATAATTTGTATCCTTTTTCCGCTTCAAAGTATTTCAGATTTTCTTCTGCATTAGACTTAAGTTTAGACCATTCTTCCGCCCTTAATGTGTACTTCTGAACATTGTCTTCATCGAGACTGAACTGCGATAATCTGCTAAATCGTTTCTCCTGTCGCTTAGCATGCTGAACTTTGTTGTCCAGTAACTGTCTTTCCTTGATGTCGTCCAATTCCTGATTTGTAAATATTTTCTCTGGCTCGCTACTGATCCCAGGGAAATAAGTTGTATGCTTATCTTTGCAGTTAGGATGATACAAACCAGCTGCCATTGCAGAACTTAATAATGGATATGGACCATCATCCGCACTGCCTCCTGACCAGACATCATCAATCAATACTTTACCTTCAAAAGGCATACACAGAGGACATGCATTCGATCGCTTGTTTAAGATAACAGTATGAATCCCCCACTCCTGGCGCTTGACTCCCTCACCCATTAGGTAGGCTCTTTTGGTTGCTGTTCGAATGGCCATATCGGCGTACGATACGATATTGACCATGGCCCCGTTACTGTACTGGATGCATGTGATACCCCGACTTAGAAAATCCTTAGTGGCCATATCCACTGACTGCTCATAAGTCTTAGCTCCTGTGTTAGCTGCTACCTGAGCATCAAATATTGTGCGCCTGTACTGGTCGTCTGTATACCGCAATACAGCATGCTCTGCCGTCTTCATATCATGCTCGACCGAGTTAAGTAACGCATGCAACTTTCGTTCGTTGATAGCAAAAAATGAAGCCCCTAGATTATCTTTTCCACTGTTAAATTCAAAACCGTTCTTGATAGCTTCCAGGATAGACATTTCCTCATCATCCATGCCTTGCCTATAGGCTTCTTGTATAGCTGTGGAAATCTTGCTATTGATATTGGCAAACTCTTTGCTATATTTTTTGGCATTATCTCGCTTAAATCGTTCAAGCTCTTTCAATTGAGCGACCTGCCATTGTTCCCATTCAAAACCTTCAGCAGTTTCCTCTGCCTTATGCCTTCCTAGATTTCTAATCATGGAATCAAGCAGATCGTTTTCAATTCGCTCAAATGCTTTAGATACATCATAAGCCATTGCAGTACACCTTAAAACCTTGCGCTTTAAAACTTCTCAATTGTCGTTTCAAAGCTGTTTTACTAGGCATTTTGAGGTTGAGCATATCCAACTTGTTGTTCTTCTCAACAGCATAGATACCGAACTCTACATTATCGCTCGCTATCTGTAGAAGTCCCTGCGCTTCCTTCTGACTCATGTGATAGATCCTCTTTCCTATCGTCACCGTCTTCAGCATCTTCAGCCTCCTTCTCTATCTCAAAATCGTTAGCAACTTCATTCAATGATGGCACGTTGATTTCTGTCACACCTTGCTCCACTTTGATTCTTGCCACTTCCTGGTCTTTCCATTCCTGGTCTTTTGAGTCACCGTATAATTCCTCAACGCTCGCTTCAATCGACATGATACCACCTGTCTTAGCCTTAGAAACTGTCTCAACCTGTGATTCAAAACTAGGGTTAGCATACTCACCAAACGGCACGTCGACCTTGACTTTCTGTAGCGGGTTTTTCTTAAGCACACTATCAGCATTCAAAACCATACTAATTAACTTTGGCAGGTAATCTTGCAGAGCTGTCACAATAGCATTGCGAGTATAGAGAGTTGCCTTTTCTTTCTCACGTTGTGCCTCAGCATTATCTAGCTTCTTGACATCGATACCGAGTGTTGATGGGCTAATGATACCTTGTAAAGCTAAATCAAGCGCAGTCACGTATGTACTCAAATAACTTTCGTGCGGGATATTAGCTTGTTGCAATGTGATTGTGTTCTTTGCATCCTCGCCCATTGCTGTCTCAACCTTAATAAAGCGATGGTCAAAAGGATTGCCCTTACTAATTTTGCCTGTGTAGGGATCTCTGGGAAGTAAGTTCTCAGGAATATACTCTCGTGATCGTCCAGAACGAAGAGCATCCATCCACTGACTCCAAGACTCATCCAAGCTATCAAAGGCATCTGTCTTACGATCATAGATAGATTGACCACGGCCTTTTACTTTAGGTGACGTGTAAATCTTAAACGGCAAGCACAAGATAACAGATTTATCGAACTCCACATCGACAAGGTTAGCGGTGTACTCTGTCGCGCTCATATCTAGCTCAGTTTCGCCCCTGTAGAGCTTATAAGTTAATGAGCCATATCCGTAGATTTCCTCGAGCAAATAGCTCCGTCTGTGTTCTGTGAAGTGCGTGCGGAAAATAACTTCTTTCAATCTTCCACGGTTGTAGATGATTTCAATTCTATCTCCACCAACCCATTCAACAATAGGCAATGCTGTAAGTTCCGGATCAAATGAAATACGAAAAGCACCATCACCCATCACAAGACTATCTTTAATCGCCTCCTGCAGTTGATCGTGGAAGTTGCTATCTTCAGCAATCTCTTCCCACAAAGTCCCTTGCGTTTTCTCGGCAAAGTCTAAATCATTCATATCGTGCAGCGTGATATCTACCAACCTATCAACGATGAGACCAGGTATTCCTGTGTGAATCTTTCTAATTTCTTGCCCAGGAGTACTTGTCGCTCCCCAAAAGTTGATGCTGCTATGTGGTAATTGCTTGTAGAGCTGGTCCAGTTCGTATGAGTCACCACGGTACCAGATTTGGTTCTTGGCTGCATTATCTTCAAATGTCATTGCCTCTGTAATTGTGATGACATTTGGCTGTGCCTGTTCCAGTTTGAGAAAGCTTCTCATACCCTTTCTAATCATGTCCATTATTCCCACTTTAGTTTTCCTTTCTTCCGATTATCTTCCTGTATGGCAACCATGCATACTGATTCGCATTGATTGTGTGATCATTTGCATCTTCCGGCTCATCTTTTCCTTCTTTCCATGAGTAAGTGTTTAGCTCTTTGATATGATTCGTACAATGACTTAACACATAGTAGCAACCTTGAGCTAACCAACCAATTTGGAAATTGATCCGGTCAATAATCTTGGTTTTCTTATAAGCATTGTTAAAGATATACAGACAGCCGTATTGTCGCTTGTATTTGTTTAATTCTGTAATTGTTGCTTGGTCCGCACTATCAACAAAGACATCACGCGCCAATCCCCATTCACTACGGTTACGTTCTAGGAAATTGATAAACTTGACTACAGTATCAGATGGTGCAATCGGTACATCAAGCTCAGCGTTGTTGTAGACTTCCTCATCCAGAGTGTATAACTTTCCGTCATCTGATATCCCTTGGAAAATCATTGCAATTGTATCCGGACTACTTGCTGAGTAAGCTGTATCTAGTCCAGCTGTGAAGCGCTGGAACGTGACTGTATTCTTTACAAAAGACTTACTCAACACATGTCTTTTACTATCAAAGTTAACAAAGACAATTCCTGTTGCTCGGCCACGTAGACCAAGGATTTTATTTTTGTAGAGCTTAGTCCCAACTGGTGCAGCATCCTTTTTCTTCTGGATGGCTTCTGGTGTTAGTGACAAATTGTCATTAAACGTAAAAAACCAGTAACGCCATTTAGGGTTAGCTGGTTCTGATAGGTCTCGCATAATCTCTTCTGGCACATCTCCTGCATATTTTTTGTACGGTCTCGCCTTGTTGATGAACTCTTTGTAGACGGGTAAGTCAGGGTTGTCTGGATTGAGCGTTGCCATCAAATAATCATTACGTGTGGACAACTCACGAACAAACTCGATGTCAGCCGTGTTGACCTCATCAATATAGACACATCCATACTGACCACCAAGAACCAGCTTCCATTTTTCCTTGTTGTCATACCCCAATACATAAATGATTTTACCCTCAAACTTGATGTGAGGAATCTTCGAATCTTTATCACCATTACCACAATAGACGGCTGATTTGTGTATGTCTAAAATTCCGTTATCCTGATTAATGATATTCTTTTCAGCTACACCAACTGTCTTTGCTGCAATGATGTGAAACTTCTTCGAACTTCTGCTGACTGCTCGCATAAACTTGACACCAACACCAACCGTTGTTTTTCCAGCTGCCGTTGTACCTTCCAAAAAGTCCGCATCAACATTATTAAAGCTGTTGCAAAAGTCGATGTACTTTTGAGATAAAGGGAAGCTATTCGTCAAGTCCATCACCGCCCAACTGACTGACGATATCGTCAAACTTCTTAGTCTCGGTAACCGTTGCATTGATGTCTACTTTATCAGTCCACATTTGATGTCGTTTCCCTAGTAACTCCAAAGCTTTGTTCCTATCGCTGTTCTTTGTTGGATATTCGACAAGTTGAGGGATTTCATTGTAGACTTTTACAGACTTACCAGTCACGGGATCAGTCATCAACTCAGCTACTTTTGTCGTGACCACAATTGTCTCTTTTGCCTGACCTGATGCAATCTCTGACAACATCACAAGAATTTGTTTTTGAGTCAGGATTTTTTCATCCTGAATCTCATCCATTCTTTTTTTGATATATTCAGAAATGTCAACTTTTGTCAACAATCTTTGTCCTTGACTTCTAGCAGTCTTTTCACTATACCCTGCCTTAATAGCTGCATCTGTTGCATTCCCGCTGATGATGTACTCATCTGCGAATCGTCTTTGTCTTTCATTCAATTTTCCATCACCACCTTTTTAATAATTAAAAAAGCCACTCGATGAGTGACTTAATGCAAGGCGACTGCTACCTTGCGTGTTAATTAGAAATCAATTTGAAGTTTTCCTTTTTTTATTTTTTGTAGTCATTTAAAACCTCTGAGGGAATCAAACCCTCTAGCTTATAACTTACCTAGGATATAAGTAGCTATGCAATCATGCAAGGTCCAGTCGCTCCGCAACCATTTGTAAGTTAATGAGTGATATATGAACGCTAAGCCTGTTACCTACTGTTCTAGGACACAAATCACTCAAAGGAGAGTGTGGGATTTGAACCCACGGACCACACATAGACGACCACCCGTCTAGCAAACGGGCACATTCAACCTGACTCTGCCAACTCTCCATGTCAAGGGAAGGCTTACTGCTTTACCCCTAATTCTTGATACTACCATTCTAACAGATTTTTAGAACCGTGCCGTCCCAAATAGTCCCATTTTGAACTTATGACATCAGATAACTTCTTCTAAGGCTAAAATTGCCTCATTCTTCAATCTGTAATAGGTTGTACGACTCATTTTCAAGTCATAACAAATACTATCAGCCGTACCTTTATTGATATAAGTCATTCGTAGGATTGTTCTATGCTTAGGATTTGTCAGCTTGTTAATCATCCGCCCCAATTCCATTTTTCGATTGATTACAACATTGGTATCTTTCTCAATTTCGTCTTTCATCGTGATCAACTGAGCGTACACATCATCAATCTTTCTTGTCTGCCCACCTTTTACTTTAGCTTCGGCCCACTTTGGACTTGAGAGCAGGCCAGCCTCAAGTTCGTTGATTTCGTCAATACGACTCTGGATATCCATGTCAAGGTTCTGTAATTCGCTTAAAAGCTCTTTAGCCTTCACTCTCTATCTCCTTTGTGATATAATAATAGTGTTTGAAATTATTGCTGAGGTAGAGAGTGCCTTGGCTTTTTTTAATGCCATTATCGTCTATGTTCTACAATGGTTTTTCCTCAATTGTGGCTGCTCGTTCTCTATCTCCTCGATTAGCCAGTCGAGATTCTTTCTGGCTTTCTTCAGATCTTCAAGACCGTTTTTCTTCTGAAATCGCAATTGATACTTCAAGGCATTTCCAAGATAAAAGCCTTTCAGCTGTTCTGGTGTCATGAAGTTCCTTAAAGCATCGATAGATTCCATGCCGTATCTGCCTTGGTAGTGGCTTGGTTTGTTTACGTTATCAATTTTTTCTGGTTTCATTCCTTCTCCTCCAAACTAACAGTTATAGCCTTTTTATCTTCTTTACAGATAAAAATAAGTGTTTCGCCTTTTTTCAAGTTTTTTAAATCCTTTTTTGTGAGTTTCACTTTATGGACTTCGTAGCTTTTGCCATCTATTTCAAGCATCAGGTAAATCCTCCTTAGATAAACAAACTAGCCAACCAAATTAAAAATGCACATGTAATGATTTTCGAAATACTGCTCTTCACAGCATACGAATAATCCTCTTCAGATTCTTTTTTGCTGGATAACACAGGCCAGATGAAAGATAGTAGTGCATCCATTCCTAATGCTTGCCAGACTGTAATTTTACCAACTGGAACAATCGTTGTGATAATTTCATTCCAACCATACTGAACCACAAATGGCGATACAACGATTACAAATACAGAACCTAAAACAATACCTAGTTTTTTCATTTTATAAATCCTCCTCTTTCACGAAAGTTCCGTCAATCCAACGACCTTTGCGGTCTTTGATTTCTTGGTAAGCCAGTTCAAAACATTCTTCGAAGTTATAACCTAGCGACTTGCTTATTGATTTTAACCAATAAATTGAACGAGTTAAATCGATTATATACATATCTTTATTTGTAAATCCATTTGATAACTGAATATTGCTGATTGTCCTATTCAAAAATGTCAGACATCCTATGACACGGTATTCGTCGCTAAAAACTTCATCAAAAATCTCCTGCACGTCTGCCTTAATCAGCAATGCCAGACCGACAATCACGACTGCACAATCTCCGATACTGTCCTTGGTTAACCGCTCATTCTTCTTGAGATAGCCAGCGCATAACTCACCGAACTCTTCACTTAATTTAAGCGACTGCTTATCTAGTCGTCCACCGTTTTCAAGGTCACGGTCTATAAACCATTGTTTTACGTTTTCTAGTGTGTTCACTTTAACTCCTAAAATAATTTTATTTTCTTCTCGTAAACATCAAGTCTCTGTTTAGCAAGATTAAAGATGTCTCTATCTAACTCGCAACCTACATACTCAAAGCCTAATTCTTGGCAAGTAATCAAGCTACTTGCTGAACCAACATGAGTATCAAGTATTTTATCGCCTTCTTTTGCGTAAGTTTGCAATAACCAAAGGTAAAGATTGACTGGTTTTTGTGTCGGATGGATTCTAACCTCATTCAATGCCTTATTTCCTTGCTGAATATGGCCTTCAGATATTGACTTGCCTTGCATCATACCATTCCACATATAGCGAAACAGCCGTGTACTATCATGTAAGCTGCAGTATGCTATCTCACAATCTGAAAAACTTGAATGACCATTAACTTTGTCCCAAACGATACGCCCAGAACCAAAAGAATAGTCGAAGTAGTTCACACCCCAAATGATTTGATTTTTTGAAACTCTAAAAAGTTCGTCGAAATAATCTCGATTTGGAATTTGCCACTCTGAGGTTTCTCCGTACAATCTACTGACCCCAATCGGACTGACTTTCCGGCCGTAAAATTTTCTTTTTTCTGGACCAGGAAAATATGGTGGATCGACAATAGCTAAATCAAAATAGTTATCAGGATATCTTTTCATGACGTCCATACAATCTTCATTAAGAAATAATTTCAAGTTCTCACCTCATCCATCTTAACTTTATACATTCGATTGCCTCGATACTTGCTCTCGAGCTGAGCCTTGCATTTAGCAGCATCACCCACTTTCTTAAAGAAGTGAGTTTCGTCTACCATGTTGTCAAAATACAATGTTACTATGTA